TATGTTTTAGTTAACAAAAAATTATTTGGAGCAAAAGCAGTAGTTAATTTAGTTTTTTCAAACGGTAAACCAATTCCTACATTATTAGGATTAGGAATAATTTCCTCATCAGTATTGAGAGGATCTCCAGAACCAAATTGGAGCTGGAGTGAATTAGGGGAAGAAAAACGAGTTGTAAATCGTCTTTGGACTTGTTCTAATTTTAATAAATAAGGAGCATCCGTTGTATTAGATAAATTAGGGTCATTTGGATTTGTATTCTTAATAGAATTAAAAATCATTTCTTGACCTAAATAATCTACTTCATACCACTCATTTCCATCACTATCTATAATATCTAAAATACCAATAATATTATCAGTATCAATACTTACAGTAGAATAAGGTACAGGATTACCAAAAGTAAAGGTAGTTGTATTAATGTTGGAGGAAATTGCTTTTTTAGTTTTTTTCAACAAAAAATATGTTGGATTACCACTCCCATCAATACTAAAAATAGATACCTCTGTAGGATCTAATGAACTAGAATATGAAAAATCTACCGCCTCTTCTATTAAAAAACTAACAGATGAATTAAGGGTTGATCTAATACTTGAATTACTATTAATTAAAAGTGAATAATCAAAATCAGGAATATAAGTAGATCCAGATAGTTTAGCTGGAACTTGTTGGTATATATCAACATTTGTAATAGCAACTTGAGTTACATTAGGTTTGTAACCAAACATATATGCTAATTCATATAAATTATTTGGTTGACGAGCATACTGTAGAAACGTTTCTTGAATTTGGTTGTCTGTATAAAAAGATAATACATCTCCAACATAAGCTGCCATCTCCATAAACATCATTCCTGGGGATGATGGAGAGAAATCATTGTAAGTAGTTGGATAATAGGTACGAGCATAATTAATTAAACTAGCTCTTAACTCTGTAAAATCCTTGTTAATATATTGTATATTTCTTTTTATAGCCATTATATAAATGATAATGAAAGTTCATCGGTTATTCCAGTATTTGCTATACTGTATGTAAAATCTACGCTTATTTGGTTTGTATCAGGAGAAGACAATATATCAAGAGATGAAATTATAACATTAGGAAAATATAATCCAAGTTGACTTTGAATATCCTCTTTTAACCCCTCTAAATTATCTGTAGCTATTTGTTCAAAAATAAATGCTCTTAAATTTCCTCCAAAATTGGGGTTCAAATAACGTTCATTCTGATTTGTTAAGAAAAAATTAATTAAATTGTTTTTAATAGCATCTTGTGTCAAATAATTAGACATAAACACTGCAGGAGCATTAAAAGGAATATCCACACCAACGGCTGTTGATGGTTTTTTATCTATAGGGAATATTTTTTTAGCTCCAAATGCCATTATTTATTCATCATTGCCATTATTTGATCTAATCCTACTTGTCCTTCAGGTAATTGTCCATTTATAGTATCAGCCGATGCTTTAGGATTAACTATACCTTGATAAGAGGTATTAGCTATACCACCTGTTTGCATTTCAGCAACCATACCCGAAAACATATTTCTACGTTCCTCGTTTGTTAATTGTTTGGGTTGGGTAATACTAGGTTGAGCATAAGTATCTTTTGATTCTTGAATGGTATTAAGTACACCATAACCTCCTGTACCAACTGGGGCTTTAGGAGCTTTAACTGCTTCTAGAAGAATTTCTTTTAATTCCTCTTGGATTGCTTCTTTAACAGCATCCTTGATCATCTTTTTAAATTCGGATGGTTTCATTATTTATAAATATTAAATTAATAGGCTTTTAAATTATCTCTGTCAATTATTAGTTTTAGTTCGTTTATTAATGTTTGATTATCTGTTGTAAAAGATAATTCGGATTGTATCAAAACAATTCCTTGTTGATTTTTACCTAAAGCACGTCTACGATTAACTGTAGGGGTAAAAAATACTTCCTCTATTTCAATAATAAACCCGTTATACGTTATTTGATTATTAGTTTGTTGGGCTTGTAATTGAGCACTAGCTATATTATTTATGTCTTTGGATATACTTTCTAATTCAGAATTAATATTACATTGGTTAATGTACTTATCTATCTGGTCTATTAATTTTTTGGCTGTTAAAATATAAGTACCAAGAATAGAAATAACTAAAGCAGAATTGCTTATAGATGATTGTACTTTGGATAAACGAGAATTACCTTTTTGATCAAAAGTTATTTTTCTAATTAAAGTTTGAGCATCATTTAAAGCCGCTGGTATAGCACCTGGTATTAATGGAATTAATTTTGCTGCGGCCGAGGCGATAATACTTGCTGTATCTATAGTTGTTATAACTCCTAAAGTAATATTTAAAAAATTAGATATACCGGTTATAGATTCACCCAATTGACTTACTCGTAATCCTATACTGTTTAAAGATACAACAATATTATTTCTTTGTGAAATTAACTCATTTAAAGTAATACTACTAGGACATATGTCTGGATTAGGAATATATTTTTGTATTAATCCCTGTAATGAGGGTTGGATTATTTGGGGTATTTGGGATCCTAAACTAAATATTAATAATGGTAACTTAGAGGTACCTTTGGATTTTTGATCCTCAGGTGTAGCATCTTGAATTAAAGTACTATCTACGGTTTTTTGACTTGTTTGAGCAGATTGTTTTTGAATAGTAGCTAATTCTTCTTGTCTAATTTGTTCTAATTCAATTGGAGTAGCCATTATACTGTATAATTGTATTTTGATTTAAGATTATTTAAATTAGATTGTAATGCTTTTAAAGAAGCATCTAATTGAGTAGATACTATATTTAAAGGTCCTAAAGGAGTACCTGGAGGAGTGGAAACTAAAGTACTACAAATTTGGGCAAATGAAGATAAATTAGAAATAAGTTGATTTAATAATTCAACTGTTTGGTTACCTAATAATAAAGGTTCAGAAGCATTTTTAGAACCTAAATAAATGTTTTGGGATTGGATGGTAAATGTATTTGTATCTATGTTTACTCCACCTAATGAATTAAGATTAATACTTTTATTTGAGGATAATAATAAATGATCTTCTGTTGTATTAAATATTAATCTACCTGATGATAAAATAATTTGTTTTCCAGAATATTCTTTAGGTTGTTTTGGGGCATTATTTTTATATGATGTATAATCAGTACTTGAGGCCTCAAGGGGTATTTGTTGAGTAGTAGTTAAATAAATAGAGGAATCATCATTATTAATATCTTCGGTAATAGGAATCCAACCTTCCTCCGTTTGAATACCTTGACCATTCCTTAGTATTAATATAGGATCTCCATTAGTTCCAATACTAGACCAATTATTAGGGGCATTCAAAACGGTTGAACCCATTCTTATAGAGTTACCCCATCTACCCTCATATATAACATCACCTTCAAAGGGCAATGTTGGATGAATATTAGAACGTTCTTTAAATGTTTTTCCTAAATTTATTTCTGTTGATTGATCTGTTACTCTTCTAACACTACCTGCTTGACTTTGGATGTAATCTTTTTGTTGGGAAGGAGGAGGGAGAGAGGGATTAGAAGGAAATCCATTATGATGAGGATGATTCCATAATCCTACAATATCAATATAATAATTAACTTGATTTGTGGTAAAATCACCAATTGAAGTATTTGGTAAAGATATTAAAAATACTATTTCATTAATTAAAGGATATTTTTTATTATTTGAATTAAGTGGTTTTGCTAGTGGATACTTAGGTTGTTCATTAGGATTTTCGATTTCTTGGTATTCAATAGTTCCTAACCCATTCCATTCCCCTACTTCTTTAAATAAAGGATGTGTTGTATCTAAAACAATACTTTTAACACGTACTGATTTTATTAGTCCTTGTTGGTTTAAGGATTGTAATGTATCAAATCCATTATTGTTATTAGGATTTTGAAGATTATTAAATGATGCAAATCCATAATTAGCCATTATTTCTTTTCTCCTACATTTTTAGCTAATTCAAATAGTTGTGCTTTTTCTTCTTCTGAAAATGATAATTCATTAGAATGGGTTTGGGATTGTACTTGAAGAGCTCTTTGAACAATAGTAGCCATTTTAATTAATTGTTCATCATTTTTAACCCCAATTTCCATATATTCCTTAATTAAAGGAACAACTAAAGTAGCATCACCTATATCATTAATTAAAGGTTTTAATTCTCCAATTAAAGCAGATATTTGAGATTCTTTTTTCTTTTGATTTTCGTAAATCTCTTCTAAAATATCAGAAAATTTTTTCTTTTTAAATATGATTTGGTCTAAACTCATAATTGTTTTGATTATAAATATCTAAATCAAAACTTTGTATATCCATGTTCTAAATAAAAAGCATATCCTTCTCTAAATATGCTATAAAGTTGGTTTGCTATCTTAGTAATTTTAGGTGTTTTAACATCTATTATTTCTCTAATATAAATGTAAAGTGCTTTTTTATTAAATACATCTATGAATTCTCTTTTACGAAATAATTCTAAAATGGCATCCGCTATTTGAGCATCCTCACCTTTAGGAAATAATTCAAATATATTTTGGGTACAATGTTCTGAAAATTTGTCAATGAAGAAAGATAATTTTTCTATATTAGGGGCATCTTCCATCTCATATGAATGATTCTCATCATCCTCTAAAATTTCTATAGGGGCAGTATCAACTCGTTTTTTATAATTTTTCTGGTTAGATAATATTAAATAACGTTTAACAATTGTACCAAAATAAGAATATGCCTTTGCCCCTCTCTCAGGATTAAATAAATGAATTTTAGATAATAAGAATGAAATTACCTCAAACTGTAAATCCTCAATATTGTCCACATCAGTATAATAAAATTTAAAAGTATGAATTATATTTTCCGTTAGCTTAAAAAAAGCAGGATGAATTCGTTCATGATATATTTTATTTTTTTCCTCAAACGTAAGAGTATTGTTGTATTCTACAATAGCATCTTCGGTTGCTTGTGTGAAATATTGATTGTTTGGATTTTTTGGTTTGGGCATTTTACAAATTCTTTACATTAAATTGGTTTAAAACCTCTTGTATCATTTTAATATTTTTGAAAAACCAACCAATCTCATCATCGGCCTCAAATGAGCCTTTTGAATCAATTTCCCTTAAGTTTTTATTAGATACATCAATAATGTCTGAAATTTTATTTAAATAGGTCATATAGGAAGATAGAATATCTTCTTGGGCTTCATTTTTCTTTAAGAGATTATAGGTTGTAAATCCTAAAATTACAACCAACATTGAAAGAAGTACAATTGCTAATATCATAGATTATTTAATAAATTTCTTAATCCTTCACTTTTAACTCCTGATAAAGCTTTTGATTTCTTATCGGAAATAGCGGGAGCGGATTTTTTGCTATTATCCAATATAAATGGTTTCTTTGAGGTATCCACGTTACCTTGGAATTTAGGTAACCATTCTCTTTCAAATTCAATTCTGGCGGCCATAAAATCGGCTTGGTGAACAATAAATGGAAGGGAGGTACGTGGTTTTTGTTCTGGGAGGTAAGTCATTAAATACTTTTTATTGGCCTCATCATATAAACCATCATGTGTCTGGATAGTAATCATTTCATTAAATGAATATGGGATACCATGAGACTGGAGTAAGAATAAACCACGGTCTGGTACTGAGGCAAATGGGAGTTTATTATTAAACATGTAATCCTCTCCTAATTTCTCTTGTCTCCATTTATCAGTCTGGGGAATATAGGCATCATGTTCCTCATCACCTAATTTCCCCAAATCATGATTCAGAGCCGAAAATACTAATTCCTCTTTAGTATATGTTGAAATATCTGTCCCCATTAAAGCCCATAAATCATGCAAATGAAGAGAACAAGTAATAACACGATTAACATGTTCTACGTAACCTCCAGGAAAAGCATTATGGTATTCTTTTTTATGGGCAGCAGGCATCAATATTAACCTATCGGCAAATTTGTTATAAAATTCTAATAATTTAGTTTTACGAGGTTCGGCAATATGGTCTTCAATAAAACCAAGTAAACGTACCCAATTTGATTGGATTTCTTCAGCAGATAATTTCATAACTTAATTAATTTCGTAAGGACTTAAAGGTTCTTGTTGAACAAAAGTTTTAGCATCTTGAATACTTTCTTTTAATTCTTTAAGAACATCTTCTACCTGTTCACGTGTACCACCACGTTGGAGAAAAAAATGTAATTTCTCAATTTGTCCCTCGGACTTTTCTAAACGTCGTGTGATTATTTCTCTATTTTTCATATACTTGTTATAACGTTGGTCTCATGTTATCCATTTACCCCCTTATTCTCAATCCCTTTTATTACATTCATTCAAACCCTGTGGTATGAAGTTACAAAAAGACAATTGTATAACCAAGTTATTCTAAAAACATTTTTGAAATATCAAGGATTTTTTTAAGATGAGCACATCTTTCATATTCTTCTTTTTCTTGAAAATGGAGGATACCATCCTCTAAAGTTTTGAGGAGAATGCTGTCTAATAATAATATAATAGAATCTTTGTGTATTTCCTCGTTAACATTAAATTTCTGAATGTAATGCCAACCACGTTCAAAAGCTAGATTATTACCTACAACCTCTAAATCTTGATCAGTATCTAATTTATTCAGATGATATATTATTCTTTGGGAAAATAATTTTTGATTAAAAATAAGTTTTTTATACATCCCTAACCAATAAGCAGGATGTTCTTTAAAGTCATTAACTACAGCAGACCTATCTTGAACCAGTTCATCTTTAGATGAAGAATCAAATAAGTCAAATATTTTATTAATGTCCATATACAACCATAAATATGGCGCCATATAGTTTTATATAGCGCCTATATTAAATTATCATCCGTTATTCACCGATTATGGTGATTTTATTATCCAATCGATTTTAACATGCTTACTAACTTGGGATGTGGATACACATCTATCTTATCAGTTCTAACTGAATTGTGAGTAAATACACCTTTTTCCTCCTTAAATGCTCTAGGAGTTAAACCCCAAATGTCCTCATTATATGTCAAAGGGATTCCATACATATCATTCCATAGCAACAATAATTCTTTTGTAGAATCAATTTGCGCATCAGTATATGAATGAAAATATTTAAAGTTTTTATAAGGTGTTTCTAATTCGGTAACTTGGTTAGCAGGTACTTCCCCATTAACATAGTTATAAAATTTATCCCCTTTTTTAGTTAATTGTCCCCAATTGCAAATTTCAATACCAATGGATGATTTATCTAAATTTTTATAAGGTAAATTCATAACACCAAAGTGTTTATTTGCTAAACCTAAATGATAAGCCCATAATTTAGAGGAAAAACCTTGAGTAATTTCACCCGAGTTATCAATAACTACACAAGTAGCAATTCTACCTGTATCGCTTTTCCACCAATTCCAAACAGAGGAGGCTTTTGGTCCTCCGGCTGTGTGATGTAGATAAATTTGTTTTTTAGAAACTACTTCGGAGTAGTATTGAGTAGATGGGAAATCAACTTTTGTAATAGGAGGTAATGGATATGCCATATGTTTTATTTTAATATATTTTGCAATTCTTGTTGTTTAATATTCAATCTCATCATTAAATCGGCCTCATATCTGATAACTTCTTTTCCGTTTTTATAGATGATAATAGTTGGTAAAGAATGTAATTTATATTTGGGTTTATATTGGATATTATTATCTATATCCACTTCCAAATATCTTACTCCATTAACCGGTTTCCATTTATACTCATTTTGTTTATTCCAAGTACTATTAAACTGGATTACGGATGTACCTGGTTTATTAATAAATGCAGATACTGGATCTTGTTGGTGAGGTGTTTTAATGTAATTTGGAGGAAAGGTATATGATACTACTCCAAACAAACTCAAAATACTAAAAATTATTAAAGGGATTTTTTTCATTTTATTTTAATTGTTTAATTTCTTCTTTGATTAACATAATTTCTCTACGAGCCATTTCATCTTTCATTTCATACTCTTGACGTGAAGGAGGATATGATTCTTTAGCAGCCGGATCTGAGGGATCTACTATGTAATATCCTGTACCTATTTTAGGTGCTGATTTGGCAGCATTAATTTCGGACATTAAATAATAATGATATCCAATAGCAGTTGAAATTAAAGCTGCTATCCCTCCTAAAGTCTTCAATGATACTTTAAAAGATAGATTTTCGTTAAGTTCTTTCTCTGGCATTATCCTTTGTCCTCCGGTTTTTTATTTGTAAATTTTTCAATTACAGTACCAAATACAGTAGCCATGGTAACATACTCTACTGCCGAAATAATCTCAGGTTTTACCTCAGGTTCACATATAAATAAGTAAACCACAAGTGATAAGAAGCCAATTGTACCCAATACTCTTTTGTGAGAGGTACCCTCGTTGTTGGCAAACATTTTAAAAAAGAATTCTTTCATAGTTTTTTTTATTTTTATAGGATAAAACTATTTAAAAAACAACCCTTGATAATAAATATTAACCTCCTATTCCTCGTAACGTTAAGGTAACTGAAGAAATTGAGGTTCTTGGTACAAAATTCAAAGTCCCACCCCCAGGGGCAACAACTACAGAAGTAACATAATCACTTTGTACTAGCCCCGATAATCCTGATCCTAATGTAAAAGAACCGGATGTATTTTTAGGAGAAGTAGAATCATAAAATCCATTATTATTACTAATAGTTTCTAAAGTAAAATAAGAAGAAGCCGATAAAGGGTTAGATATAACATAATCCGTAGAAACTCCTGAACCAATATCTGCTGGTTGGGTTATTCTACTAGCAGTGATATTAAAATTATAAGTAGCCATTTGCTATAAATATGTAAAAAGGTCCTCTATTTCTAAAGGACCTATGTAGCTACAACTACGGATACACCTGACTGCGGTATTCCCGATTGGATTCGAACCAATGACCTGCTCATTAGAAGTGAGCTGCTCTATCCAACTGAGCTACGAGAACAAACTTTAGCGGAAGATGTAGGATTCGAACCTACGGAACCTTTCAGTTCAACAGTTTTCAAGACTGCCGCGATCGACCACTCTGCCAATCTTCCATGTTTGCAGGATATCGCTTAACCTGCTATAGTTGTTCCTACTATATTGTTCCCTTACGGTACTACGATTTTTTTTTAATCAGGACAGGGTTCGAACCTGTATGTCATATACTTGGACCCCTATTAATATTGCCCCATTTTGACACTTGTCGTTGCGTCTACCGCGTCAGGGGATACCCCTAACCTTCCGCCACCTGACTATATTGGGTCTTTTATCAACTCCCTAGAGACCCTTAACTAAACTGACTAACGATTCAGAGGATGAGTGAGCAGTTCTTATGGTATGCCCTCCTGAGCTTCGATCCCTTGTACTTTGGGCTAATATTTTAAACATCCCACTCATCAGCCCCTACTTGTAAACATTCAAGTAATGAGGCATCACGGAATTGTTCTTTATGTTTAAAAGCAGACCAAATAACCTCTAATTGTAAATTATACATATCGGCTTCTGCTAATATTTTATCACATTCATTGTTATCAATAGCCTCTTCTTCGGCTGTTTTTGTATCAAAATCTCTCTGATTCATTCTAAATTTTTCTTCGTAAATCATATGGTTAATATAATATTTCTTTTTATAATATACAAACTTAAATACGTCCCTTATGCAGGAACGTATTCAAGTGCTAAATCATACAAACGCTCATTCAAAACCATATCTTGACTAAAGTTTTTAATTTTACGAGCTTTACGGGTTTTAGTTCCGTATTTGTAATTAAACAAACCATGTGTCAATTTCTCTTGAACCACGTTATATACTGACCATAAATCAGAACCTTTATCTTCTGCACGAACTGGTGTAAGCAAATCAGCAAAATCGATCTGAATATTTTCAATCTCAGCATCTGAAAAACGAGTTGAAAGAGCTTTTTGAGCAAAATCAAGCATTTGTTCTTGACCTAATTCTACAGAACGAAACTTATTAAGTGATTCAACTG